CCATTCAACTATTACCAAAACAAAAACTAATGTCACCAGAAGCAGAAAGATTTAATGGCTGGGCAGCAATGCTCGGATTCGTAGCAGCTGTAGGAGCCTACGCAACAACAGGACAAATCATACCCGGAGTATTCTAATGGCAGCTATCTCTGTAACAAGAGGTACTAGCACTAGCAACTGGGAAAGATTTTGCCAATGGGTTACAAGTACAGAGAACCGCCTATACGTAGGTTGGTTTGGTGTGCTAATGATCCCTTGCTTATTAGCAGCAACAACTTGTTTTATACTCGCCTTCATCGCAGCACCGCCTGTAGACATAGACGGCATACGTGAGCCTGTTTCTGGCTCGTTAATATACGGAAACAATATTATATCAGGAGCAGTCGTCCCCTCCTCTAACGCAATCGGACTACATTTTTATCCAATTTGGGAAGCCGGAACCATGGACGAATGGTTATACAACGGCGGACCATACCAACTCGTTGTCTTTCACTTCTTAATCGGAGTAGCAGCTTACGCTGGCAGACAATGGGAACTATCATACAGACTTGGCATGAGACCATGGATTTTTGTTGCTTACACAGCACCACTATCCGCAGCTCTTGCAGTCTTTCTTGTCTACCCATTCGGTCAGGGGTCATTCTCTGACGGCATGCCCCTAGGTATCAGTGGAACATTCAACTTCATGTTTGTCTTCCAAGCGGAACACAACATCCTTATGCACCCCTTTCATATGCTCGGAGTTGCGGGCGTGTTTGGTGGTTCTTTGTTTAGTGCTATGCACGGAAGCCTTGTTACTTCCTCAATCCTTCGGGAGACCACGGAAGAGGTTTCACAAAACTATGGTTACAAGTTTGGTCAAGACGAGGAAACATACAACATTGTAGCTGCACATGGCTACTTTGGTAGACTTATTTTCCAATATGCCTCTTTTAATAATTCTCGTAGCTTACATTTCTTTTTGGCTACTTGGCCCGTGGTTGGCATATGGCTCACCTCAATGGGCATCTGCACCATGGCTTTCAACCTTAATGGCTTTAACTTTAACCAGTCCGTCGTTGATGTTAACGGCAAGATCATACCAACATGGGCTGATGTATTAAACAGAGCTAACCTAGGCTTTGAAGTAATGCACGAGCGTAATGCTCACAACTTCCCACTCGACTTAGCATCAGCTGAGTCTACAAACGTAGCATTAACTGCACCACAAATAGCATAACCCCGACATCCATCCCTTGACTAATCATACAAACATTTTTGTCTATAAAAATTCAATAGAACCAGAGTTTTGTGAAAAACTTATTAAACTTTATAAAGATCATAAAGATACACCTTTACTACTGAAGGAAAACTATGGTGATACTTATAATGTAAAATGTAACTATATTCAAACTCGGTTCTTTCCTGACATAGATAATGAATTAGTAAAGGTTATTTATAAAATATTACTTAAAGCTAAACAAGATAATCCTTATCTAAATGGTGGGGAAGATAGTGGATATGCACTACGAGAAATCTATGGAGAGACTAAACTTCATATTGATAGTGTCACAGACCCACAGAACCCCACTAAAGGGAGAACAATAAGTATTATCATAGCTCTAAATAGTGATTATGAAGGTGGAGAGTTTAACTTTCCTCTTCAAAATTACAAAGTAAAACTAAAACAGGGCGATGCGATAGTCTTCCCTGCTACTTACACACATCCACATGAAGTATCTAGTCCAGAAAACGGAACTTTAAGATATACAATTAACACGTGGATGGTGGCGTAACGTCCGTTCATCGCTTTTGCGACGCATGTAATCAAGTCATGGAACGGGGGCTTGGTATCGGAGGGAACTATGACAGTAACTTACGTTTACCGTGGTGTTGTTTATACAAGACACAAGTAATGGCACATCAAAGCTCGGTTATGAAAGCTTCTGTAACTCGGTATACACCCGAGCCAGAAGTTAAACCAGAAAACAAAACTGAAGAAAAGAAAGAAGATGCTCAACTAGAGACTCCTTCTTACTAAACAGCCGGGGAGCACCTCAGAGTCGGACTCCCCTGCCATTGGCACAAGCCCAGTACGCTGGATACCTTATGCCGTCTAGACGGTGGGATAGACCACAACAAAAAAACTCGAGAAAAATTTTAGATCTAAGCAATATCAATCCTTAACAATCCAAAATAATGGCACAACAGAATAGCACATTAACAACTAGCTTGACTAGTCCCGGTGCAGATAATGGTGTCGCTTCTACTACAGCAGAAAGAAGAGCACTATATTTAAAGTTGTTCAGTGGAGAGATGTTCAAAGGCTTCCAGAGAAATACAATCGCTAGAGACCTTGTAATGAAGAGAACACTTACAAACGGTAAGAGTCTTCAGTTCATCTTCACAGGTAGAACAACAGCCGAGTACCATACACCCGGCAACAGCATACTAGGTAACGGTGACGGTGCACCTCCAGTAGCTGAAAAAACCATAACATGCGACGACCTATTAATCAGTTCTGCGTTTGTTTATGAGCTAGATGAAACACTAGCACACTACGATCTAAGAGGAGAAATCTCCAAGAAGATTGGTTATGCTCTTGCAGAGAAGTATGACAGAAAGATCTTTAGATCAATCACCAAAGCAGCTAGACAAGCTAGCCCTATCACTAAGTCCAACTTCGTTGAGCCCGGTGGTACACAGATTCGTGTAGGTACAACTACAAACGCATCTGACGCTTACAGCTCTACAGCTCTAGTAAACGCTTTCTACGATGCAGCAGCTGCATTAGATGAGAAAGGTGTTTCTACAGACGGAAGAGTTGCTGTGTTGAACCCAAGACAATACTACGAACTAATACAAGCTGTTGGTTCTAACGGTCTTATCAACAGAGACGAGCAAGGTGACGCATTACAGTCAGGTAATGGCATCATCGAAATTGCTGGAATCAAGATCTTCAAGTCAATGAACATTCCGTTCTTTGGAAGATTCGGTACTAAGTATGGTACAGGTTCCTCAACAAACCCCGGAGTAACAGATCCCGGAAACACAGGAAGCTTCACAGAAGTTGAAATGGTTGACGAAACAGCTGGAACAGGAGCTGTTAAGACTGTTAACTCTTACGGTAATGGTACATCTGACTTCGAGAACTCATGCGGACTTATCTTCCAGAAGGAAGCCGCCGGTGTTGTTGAAGCAATCGGACCACAAGTACAGGTAACAAGCGGAGACATATCCGTGGTTTACCAAGGCGATGTCATTCTTGGACGCCTAGCAATGGGAGCAGACGCACTTAACCCTGCTGCATCAGTTGAATTATTCGCTGGAACAGCAACTAAGCCTTCAGCTTTCTCATAAGTTTTTATTTTTTTTATACGGGAGCTTCGGCTCCCCTTTTTTTATGGCTTCCACAACTATTGAACTCGATACCGAACTATCCGCAGTGAACTCTATACTGGGGGCTATCGGACAAGCACCTTTGACAGCACTTACATTAAATGCAGATGGGGTGTTTGATAATCCAGAGGTATCATTTATTTATAACCTACTCCGTGATGCTAACGTAGACACGCAGGCAGAGGGGTGGCATTTTAACACAGAAAAACATGTAAAATATACACCTGATACTAATGGTAATATACTTATAGCAAATGATGTATTACAGCTAGATGTATCAGAAGGCTGGACTCATAGAATATATGATGTAGTCAGACGTAATGGTAAACTATATGATAAGATAGATCATACTTATGACTTCTCTACTCTAGACAGTATAGACCTTGACGTTGTATTATTAGTAACTTTTGAAAATTTACCTACACCTTTTAGACGTTATATTACATATAGAGCGTCAACAAAAGCAGCTACACAGTTGGTTGCAAACCCTAATCTTGTCAAATTATTACAAGGACAAGAAGCTTTAGCACGTGCTTCTATTATGGAGTACGAATGTAATCAGGGTAATCATAGTATGTTTGGATTCCCAGAAAATACAATACATACAACTTATCAACCTTGGAGAAACCTTAGACGATAATGGCAAGCGTAACACAAACCATTCCTAGTTTTACTGGGGGTATATCGGAACAGCCCGATCAATTAAAATTTCCGGGACAAGTCAAAAATGTTGTAAATGCAATACCTGACATTACACGTGGCTTATATAAAAGACCCGGTGCAAAAAGAATAAATTCTCAGCCTTTACCCAGTGTAGCTACAGGTGGTTCGTGGTTTCACTACCATCGAGATGAAGAAGAAGGATCTTACATAGGACAGGTAGCCGCCGATGGTACACTAAGAATGTGGAAAGCTGACGGCGACAACGCTGGAGCTGCACAGAATATAGTATATGGTACTGGCGGTGAAACAGCAATTAAAAATTATTTAACAACAAGTAATGCAGAGAACATCCAATTCCTTACTATCAACGACACTACCTTTGTTAGTAGTCGTGATAGTTCTAACGCTAATACGCTGGTAGGTAGTACAGGCACAACTACTGCTAATCCTGATGCACACTTTGCATTTATTGAAGTAACACGTACAGAAAATGGTAGACAGTATGGACTTAACCTATATAACAATAATTCTACTACCAGTTTTACAAGAGCTACACGTATCAAAATAGCATCTGATACACTTGACGAAAGCGAGGGTACAGGTCAATGTAGAGGAATTGGTATACAAACATTTAGTGTAGATAGTGGTTCTAAAAAGAATCTTATATTTAAACTTGATATACGTGGACAACAAGGTAGTATCGGTGGTGAAGGTAACGATCCAGAGGACTTTGCATGTGCATATAATAGAAGTATAATATTATTGCATGGTGGAGAAGGTTGGACTACAGGTGATACAATAACAGTTACTATGGATTCTGCAAAGGGTCGAACTGTAAACGGGTCAGCTGGTGGTAATAATGGCAGATCTAATAAAGGTGATGCGTCTGCTACATATACCATAGAAGTGACTGAACATGAAACAGTTACAGTAAAAGCTAACCTAAAATTGGTGCGTCCAGAACCTACACCATTTGATGCTGACACAGCTGTGAGTGCTGACCAAGTATTAGGTGGTATTATATCAGAATTACCTACTGGTATTACTGGTACTATTATTGGTAATGGCATATACATGTCTAGCTCTAGCTCATTTAATGTGGAGATAGTAGAAGATGACTTGATGCGAAGTATGGGTACGTCAGTTAATGATGTTACTTTACTACCTAAACAATGTAAACATGGTTATATAGTTAAAATAGCTAATGCTAGAATATCAGAAGAAGACGATTACTACCTACGATTTGAGGGTTTAAACGATCAGGATGGTACAGGTTCATGGAGTGAATGTGCAAAGCCAAGTATAGCTAAGAGTTTTACTAACATGCCGCTAGTGATCCAGAGAACAGCTCTAGCTAATCAAGGTACAGCAAACGAAATAGCTACATTTACTATCAAGCAGTTTACATATGCTGACAGAGCAGTAGGTGATGATACTACTAATCCATTTCCGTCGTTTAAAGATAAGCGTGTTAATAAAGTATTATTTTTTCGTAACAGATTAGCATTTTTAGCGGGAGAAAACGTAATATTATCTAGACCGGGAACTCTTGGTGAGCCTGACTTTTTTGCAGAAACAGCATTAACAGTTAGTGCAAATGATCCTATTGATATATCATGCTCATCTACATTTCCATCAGAATTGTTTGATGGTATAGATATTAACTCAGGTCTTGTAGTATTTAGTACAAACCAACAGTTTTTGTTATCATCTGATGATACAGTACTAAACCCTGATACTGCTAAATTACGTAGTATAGCTACATTTAATTATAACAAAGATATATCACCTGTGTCTCTAGGCACTACTGTTGCTTACCTTGATGACTCTGGTAAATTTAGTCGGTTTAATGAAATGGCTAACA